ACCACTTATTGATATCCTTCCATAAAAGTTAAAATCACTAGATACAGAAGCTATGCCAGTGTTATTATAGCCACTAATTTTAATTGGACCAGTAGTATAACCACTTGGGACTTTTACCAATAACACTCCACTAGTAGGCTGATAAGATATATCAGTTCCAGTAAGGTTATTAAAAGCTACATACTGAACTCCGCTTAAAGATTTTCCGCTAATTGCAACAAATTGTCCTACTTCTTGTGTTTGCGGGATTACAGCGTCTAATCTTGGAATTGGATAAAAATCAATTCCAGTAACATACATTGGCGAAGAAAGAGTAGTCCCAGTAATGAAATAAAAATTTGCTTTTCCTAGCAATACGCTTTCGGGTACGTTAAACTCTATGTATTCAGGAGTTGAATCATAATAGGAGAAATCAATAAATCCAGCACCGGGAAGCTGCAAACCGCTTACCGCATAAAGACCAGCGCCAGTTACGCGCATTCTCTGATTGATTAAACCTGTATTGTAACTTGGCATATTATAATCCTTCGAAATTTATAGACAGTCTTATGTCGTTTTTATTTACGCTTGTTTTAAAATTGAATATAGAAGAAGAACTAGTTTCTTCTGTATCTATTAGAATAGCAGCAGCGCCTTTCAAACTAATAGGAGCCACAGCAGTGATTAGAGAAGTAGAAACTGGGTTAAAAGAAGTAGCCTCAGTATTACCAAAAAATATTTTTTTAACATTAATAAAGTTACTGCCATTTATAGTGACTGTCGCTCCGGGTAAAATAACTCTTGGTGTAAAATCAGTTATTACTGGTTTAAAATGAGAGAAATCTTGTTTTAACGAAAACTCTGATCTTGCATATCCTTGAGTCTCTAAAGAAGTCCTCTTTGAAGAAACTATTCCTGCAAAAGAAAGTGTATCCAAAGGAGCCGCCCCTGTTTGTAAAGAAATATAAAAAGTACAAGGAACACCAGAATAAGGAAGCGACACATTAAAATTATCTAACTCAAAAGAAAGAGACTGAGATCTTTTACCTAAATACGCTCTGCCGCTTTGATCGAAAGTAGTTGCACCTTCTTTATTGTACTTCTGTACCTCTCTCTGATATTGATAACTAAAATTAGTAAAGCTATATCCATTTGAATCAAAAGGGACTCCATCTAAATTGCCCGATAAATAAAAACTTGAGAAGTTTAATGGAGCGAATTCTGGTCTATTAATAGGAGTAGTAGCAGAAAAAGCCCCTTTCAAAGGCTCGAAAACTTTGATTTCTACATCAACTTTAGCCAGAGCATCAGGAGAACCTTTTATAGAATAGTTTGTAATGTAGCCACTTTGGAAATACAAACCGCAAAAGTTTCCAGAAATACCCTGCTCTGAATTAGCTCCTAATAGATATTCTTTTACAAAGTCTTTGCCTGTTAAGTAATAAGAAACTGAGAAGGTCGTATCTACTGTGTCTTCAGCGGCATAAGAATAAGAATTCTTTTTAAACTCTTCATTATAAACAGGAGTGTTTGATGAATCAAGGGACATGTTTACATTAGAGGCGAGAACATCAACGCCACTTAAGTTAAACGTACAATTTTTATAATTAAAAAACATTTAAAAACTCCTTTTTAATGATATCTTACTTTCTGCATATTCATCAACATTAATTGTCATGCTAGATGAATCTATTTTACTTCCAGACGTATCTATAATAAAAATAGAATCACCTCCGAAAGTGCGGATATTAACTTTTGCATTTTCTGCTGTAGCGACAACAGAATTAGAAAAATTAGAATTAAAGTCCTCAATCGTAAAATTAAAATCTTCTTGTCCTGCCGAAAGGTCTATCTGTCTTGGCCTTCTTTGACCCACGGAATAGATTGGATTCCAATTTACGGAAAGAGAATAATCAAGACCAAGCACATTATAAGCTGTATTTGACACAGTACCAGACACTCTAACATTCCAAGAATGCGCCAATCCAGATCCACTACTAAATATATTAGAAGTTGTCTTGCTAAGTAAAGATCCCGAAATATCAGAGTAATTAGAGAAAGAAGCCGTAGCTTGAATTTTTGAATTTGGTACAATATTTAAAGAAAATCTAGAAGGATAGAACATCCCGCTAACACCAGCAATTTTCAAAATTATAGGAATTCTAGACTCTGGAAAGCTATTAATAAAAACTCCTGTTTTTAGGTAATCAAAACACTTAAAAATAGGATCAGCAGAAAACAAAAAATAAGAGAAATCAACAGTTGTTTCATCTGCCTTAGTTTTGATCATTTGAGAAGCATTTCTCCTTCCAAATGCATAAGTAGAATCTATACTTCTATTTACATTAACAGAAGCATTCTGAGCTTGGATTAGCCCTGATCCAAAAATTGAATTGACGAATACGTCACACTCATTAAAATATTTCATCCCTTTTTCCTTATTTAAAAAACCCCTTGTACTTTACCACAACCTCTACAGCAGAATTTACACTAGCAGAGAAGTCTTCGGAAACATCAATAAAATAAGATAACGCATTAGCAAAGTTAAAATTAACAGCATTTCCATTAAAATCTTTAGTATTTATATAAAAGTTATTGGAACTTTTCAGATCAAAGCTTAAAGTAGATAGTTTTTGAAGAGTATAGCTATCTTGAGAAATAGTAAAATCACATTCTACTCCGATTGGATAGTCAGTTGTAACAGAAAAAGGAGTTGCACTTCCTATATAATAGACTGGATATCTCGGAGTATTTATTGTTAAATTAAAAGAAGATACTCTGTTTGTAGCAAAATCTGCTATACCTATATCAATAGTATTAGAATTAACTAAAGAAACAGCGCTTGAAGAATTAAAAGCGCCCGAAGAAGGGATAGTGCCAGCATCATTAAATATATCAAATGAAGCCCTGACCATAGGCACTTCATCTATTTGAGCAGAGCATGAATAAGAATTTAAATAACACCCTTGGAACCCAAATAATATATTGGAACTAGGATTTGCTTTTTTAGTTATGAACCCATAGTTAGCGACATCACCAGTTAGTGCAAGAAAGTCATTACTTGTTGTTAGCAAACTGTTTACAGATAGACTTCCTATTCTGGCTCCTTGAGGCGTATGGGTACTGCTACTCATACCAATGAACTTGTTATGGTCAACTGGTATTTTGTAAGAGCATTGAATATCCTGAACACCATGAATCTGCTTCTGATTCAGGTAGAAATCCAAATTTTTCTTGTTTATTCTAGAGAATGCCATCTTATTTTAATATTTACACAAAAAAGTGTAATAATAAGTTGGTAAAAGGTAAAAGGTATGTCTAGCTCAATTTTTAATATTAGTTCATGGAGTAATTCTGTCGCATACAATAAGCATGATATTATCGTATACACAGATAATCGATATTATTACGCTAAAGCCGCTGTGCCCGCGAATAATCCACCAGTTTACTCTAGCGTGATATCTAATTCGGACGCTTACTGGGGAGGTTATTTTCAACACCCAGTAATTAAAAAAGATTATCCTTTGTTCATTTGGAGACCGTCTTATCAGACCCAAGCTAATTTTGAACCCAAAGTTAGCGTAATAAAATATGGAGATGGATACGAAAAAAGAGTAAGCGATCAAATTAACTTTAATCTTCTCAATTTTGAATTGAATTTTGACGGGTTAACCTTAGATGAATGTACTGCTATCCTTCATTTCTTTAGCGCAAGGTCAGCCAAGACAGCTTTTATTTATTACCCATCTGCACCTTATACAGTTGCGGCTACAGATGCCAAATTATTTGTATGTAGAAGATGGGGATCATCTAATCCATTCTTTAATAATTTCTCTATAAAAACTACCTTCGAAGAAGTCCCAGCATAAGATTATGGCCACTCAACAAGAAATTAAAAACGCATCTTTAAAAGTAAATAAAGAATTTTTCTCTCTTGAACCTTCTTCGATTATTTCTTTATTTGAAATTGACTTAACCAATCTTGGAGTAACAAATGCTTCTCAATTTGTAATTAATCTAAGGAATTTTCAATTGACTTTACCCGGAACAAAAAGCGGGATATTTAATTATAGCGTTATTAGATTGCATAATAATCTTAAATTAGGCAGAAATATTATTTATTGGAAAGGCGATGCTTATTTACCAGCACCTCTTTCAACTGAGGGATTTGAGATAGCTTCTAGAGGTGTGTTCCCAAAACCGAAAGTGCAGATTAGTTTTTCTGATGATATGCTTGATGTCTTTTCTTTATTTAGGGGAACTATTAATTTTGGCGACTTGATTGGTGCGAAGTTCACAAGAATTAGAACATTCGCTAAGTTTCTTGACAGGAGCAACTTTTATCAAAACGACGGCACTTCTGCGCTATCTCCAGATAAATTAATCATACCAGATGGATTTGACCCTGATCCTAATTGCGAATTTCCTAGAGACATCTATTACTTTGATAGAAAATCTTCTGAAAATCGAAATAGCATTCAGTTTGAATTATCAAGCATAATAGACTTAGATAGAGTGAAGCTTCCCAAAAGGAGAGTTTTAAGTTATATTTGTCCTTGGCAATACAGGGGAGAAGGATGTTTGTATGAATATAAAGATAGATTAAATACAGACATTCACGGGACAACTACCCCAATATCAAATCAAAGCGATTCAAGTGGAGTATCAGCACCAGTTTGCGGCACAGAAGATGATCAAGTAATTCAAAAAATGGCTTTATTTTCCGATCTTACTATCGCAGCAAATGCTCCTAGCGAATGGGGATCATCAACGGAGTATGTCAAAGGAAAAGTAGTTTTTATAACTAAAAAAGATATAAATTTTTATTTCGTCGCAAAATCACTTGTCCCAATTAATACACCTCCTCCTAATGGACAATATTGGCTAGCAGATCAATGCTCTAAAAGCATTAAAGGATGTAAAATTAGATTTGGAGAAAATCCTTTACCTTTTGGAGGATTTTATGGAGTATCTAATTACAATAGAGGGGCGATGTAATGATTTCAGATGAGATAAAAGCTAAAATAAAAGCGCATTCATTAAAGGAAAACCCAGATGAATGTTGCGGCCTTTTGCTTTTAAATAAAAAGAACGCACTAGAGGCTTTCGCTTGTAGGAATATCGCTCAAGATAAAGAAAATGAATTTGTTGTATGTCAGCTAGACTACTTAAAAGCAGCAATGAATGGCAAAATTGTTGGTATTTATCACTCTCATTGTATACAAGATAATTCTTTTTCAGAGTTAGATAAGCAGATAAGCTACAAGCTTAACATAAAAAACATAGTTTATATACTGAAAAGGGATTCTTTTGAAGAATATTCTCCAGAAAATTACTACAATAAATACATTGATAAAGACTTTGTGATTGGGGTATCTGACTGCTTATCAATAGTAGAAAACTATTACAATGAAGAATTTGGCATTAAGATTTTCCATTATGGAAGAACAGCAGATTGGGATAAAGACTATCCAGAGTTTGTAAAAAATAAATTAGCAGAGTTTTGTGAATCACAAAATTTTGACAAGTTTTTCGAAAAAGAGAATTTCATTAAAGTCGAAGGCATAGAAAACGCTAAGAAACATGACATTATAGTATTTAAATATTTAGAGAATTACCCTTCTCACTTTGGTATTTACCTTGGACAAAATTATATTTTACACCAGCCAAGAAATAAAAAATCAATTATTGAAAAACTAACAGACGCAGAAAAAAGAAGAATATACTGTTTCGCAAGGAGCAAGGAATTATGTTAACAGAAGAAATAAAAAATCAGATCATTGAACACGCTAATACTTCCAATAATGAAGTGTGTGGATTTTTAGTACGCACAGATGGCGGATTAGCGATTGAAAAAAAAGAAAATCTAATTAATTCTGCTACTGAGTTCATGATGGATTTGAATGGTCAGTCTGGCATTGCTGCATATTATCATTCTCATATTAATTTTGATGCTATTTCAGAAGCGGACAAGATTGTTTCGGAAAGGCTTGGTTTAGCCTGTATTATTTACAATAAGCAAAGCGGATCTTTCTACATCTATAATCCAAATAGTTATAAAATTCAGTACACAGGAAGGCCTTTCCTTTTGGGGTTTGCTGATTGCTTGTGGCTAGTAAAAGATTATTACTGCCATGATTTAAACATCCATCTTTGCCCAGAATTAGAAGCTCTTAAAAGTAATGTTTCTGAAGAAGAATTTAATGAAATGGCGAGCAAAAGATTCATTGATGAAGCAGAATCTTTAAAAAATAAAGACAATTATTTAAAAAAATATTTTGAGTATAATAATTTTAGGCAGGTTTACGACTTAAAGAAAAACGATGTCCTAATAATGAGAACAGAGAAATTCAATTTTCCTATTCATTGTGCGGTTTATTTAGGTAAAGACACGATCTTACATCATCCGGGAGACGGAATCTCTATTACCGAAAGACTTTCTAATAGATATAAAAAATGGGTAATTTATATAATGAGAAACAACCTCTATGACTAACATAACTTTACACGGTGAAATAGCAGAACAGGTAGGCAGAGAGAATTGGAGCTTAAACGTAACTTCCATAAAGGAAGCCTTACGAGCTATTCAAGTATTGTCTAAGGGTAAATTGTTAAAATATCTAATTGGAGCCGCAGAAAAAAGCGTAGAATATAAAGTACTAGTCAATAAAAGAGAAATAATAAATCCAGAAAATATTTCTCTAGAAATGCCAGAGTCTATTGTCAATTCTGAATTAGTAATGATTAATGAAAAATTAGAAACTTTAGACATTGTTCCAATTATCAAAGGTGCTGGCGGTGGTGGCGATAGCACAACAAAAGGAGTTTTAGCTTTAGTGCTTGGTGTTTTATTAATTGCATCAGGCATTGGAGCCGCAGGAGGAGTCGCTATGTTGGGCATTGCTGCATCATCAACTGCTGCCACTGTTCTTTCTGCTGCGTTAATTGGAGCAGGCATTGGCTTGGCCGTAACTGGTGTCACTTTATTGATGATGTCTCCTCCAAAATTTGATGATTTTAGGAAAATAGATAACGGAGGCGGTAAACCTAGCTACTTATTTGATGGCCCTTCTAACATTCTTGGAGAAGGTGGCCCTGTGCCAGTTGGATATGGGAGGATGAGGATAGGCTCTCAAACAGTTGAGATATCAATGAATAATGTTGAACTTGATGTTAAGTCAACCGCTAAAGACGTTAAAAACGAAATTTATAATATATAAAAATGAACAATCTTGAAGATTTTAAATACATAAAAGGCTTTGGAGGAAAAGGGGGAGGCTCTCAAGCAGCGCAACCGACTGCTGCTTATGAAGACTTAGAGGGGTTTGTTTATGGAGGCCAAAGCTATAACGTCTATCAGTTTGCCAAAGTAAAAGATCTATTGTCAGAAGGGCCAATTGAAGGTTTAGTTGAAGGACAATATCTTTATAAAGGAAGAGTTGGAGATTTAGGTTTTACTGAAATTGTTTATAACGAATACCCTTTAGTTGTTGGAGACACTACTGAATCTAAGTATTTACGATCCATCCAATGGAACGCAAACCCCTTATTAGATACTCAAGATAAGTACAACTTTCAACAAATAGATGTTAATGTAACAAAAGGTGAACCAGCGGGAACAGCGTTAGGCGGAGGGTTCGATAACGTTTCTTATATAAGATCTGTTGGAGAAAGACTAAGAGGGCCAAATCAACTAGCATTAACCGAAGACGAAGTCTCTGATTATCAAAGGACATATCGGATACTAAATAAAGAATGTAGAAAAATTAGCCTAAGCTTTAGAGTGTCTAGCTTATATATAAGTTTAAAATACCAAGACGGCAAAGCAATTGTTGACAATAAAATAACTATTGATGGCGTAGCAGGAGTAGACACGACAGACAACACTTTTAAACTTAGCTCTACTGACCGCCAAGCAGAAAATAATCAATCTACAATTAAGGCTGGCGTAGGATCTGTAATTTATAATAAATTTAAAATCAGAATTAGAGCAACTCCAATATATAAAGAAGGAGCGAATTCCGGTCTCCCTAGTTTAGACATGGTGTCTTCGACCCCTAAAGTAATAAACGATGATAAAAATTTAATAATAGTACAGCAAGATGCCATGCAATTACCTTTATTTATAGAGGTGGAATGTAAAGGCAAAGTCACTCAAGGCTATGTAAAACAAATTACGCTTGATATGTCTAGTTCTTTTTCTGCTTTAAATCAAAACGAAAACTGGTTAGGTTGGGATGTTTCGATTATAAAAATCACCCCAGAAGATACATTCTCTTCAAGAAGTTCGTTTATCAGCTTAGAAAGCATTACTGAAATATATTCTTCTTCTTTCCGATATCCAAATTCTGCAATCATAACTTCTAGATTTAATGCTGCGTACTTTTCAAAAATACCGGAAAGGACTTACGACGTAAAGCTGTTAAAAGTTAAAGTCCCTCAAAACTATGACCCTCTTACTAAAACTTATGGAGAAACGAATACTTTAACAATTAATCAAACGATCTCTTACTCCCAAACTATAAAGCCAGAAATTATAGATTATTACGTCGGAGAAAATAATGCTTATACCAATTCAGATAATATCAACCCCCCTATTACAGCAGAATTGATTGGTCAATTTGATGCAGGGAATACAACAAATGGTGGAGCGACCACACCAGTAACTGCATGGGCAAATAGAGTTGCTGGCAATTTGACTTGCACTTTATCAGCGAGCAAGCCCACTTATGGCAAAGCTGGGGAGACCAGTCCAAATGGTTCTTTTGGAGTAAGTTTTACCAGCGCTCAAACTGCTACTTTTTTAGATGGAGATAAATTTTTTGCTGATGCAAACGGCAACTGCACTATTTTTGTAGTGTCTAAATGGGGCGCTTCATCAACTTCTGGCACAAGAAAGAGAATTTTACAAGGATATACTAACACCAACTGGACGCTCGGAAACTGGGGTAATTACAATAAAGCTTTCCTTTTCGGGTCTTGGGTTTATGGCCCAATGGGCAACAACGATGGCAATTTCAATTCTTCAAATTACTGGCTCACTTCAAGTGATTCTAATACTTATATTGCTGGCGCAGTGATTAGAGATACCAAAGATGTAAATATATTTTGGCAAAATTCTATTTATTATGCCAAACCAACTTTTAAATCAACTGCACCACAAGGATTAGCTATAAACGTTAGAGAACCTAGCGATTGTACTGTTTTTGAAATTCTAATTTACAATAGAGCTTTATCGAAAACAGAAGCAATTAAAGTAAGGAACTGGTTAAATAACAAATGGAATGTAACAAAAAATAGTGCCACTACTTATTCAACTTCAACGAAATATCTTAATGACAATTCTTTAACAGTAGGAGCAACTACTTATTTGAAAGTGCCTTTAAAGACTATTTGTGCAAATGGCCAAAAGAGCAAAGGATACAGCACAGAAGGGCAATCTGCTGACTCATATCAATTCGATTTAATTCCTCAAAGATATTGGGACGGAACAAATTCTGATAGAAAATTTTATTTAAGAGAACAAGGATTTTGTAGTTTTTATTGCGACTTTTTCTTAAAATTAAAATCAGATATTGTTGATGGCACATATTCTTTAATACATAGAGATAATCAATTTAATCTTTCTATTAAACTACTTGGCGCTCAAGCTTCTCTTATTCTTACTATCATTACTCCAAATAAAAACTACACAATAACAAAATTACTAGATAC